CGCTCCTGCTCCTCCTCGAACACAATTCGATATGAAAGCTGAGGTGTCGCCCTTTTTCTTTTTCTCTTTCTCCCATTTAATGTCAATTGCTTCTCTATGTTCTTTCCATAAGGGCAATCGCCAAGCCCGTTCCCCTTCAGCCTCTGCGACAGCCAAGAATTCCTCAGCTACCCCATCATCGTTGGATAACACGGCTGTTGCCTCCCCCACTGCTGCTGCTGCAGCTCCTGTCAGTGTCGCTATTGTGATTATAAGCCCTGCTTCCCCCCTCACTTTTAGAATTGCGTCTGCTAATATGAGCCTTCCCTCAGCATCTGTATTGTCCACTTCCACCCGAGTTCCATCAGGGTAGGTGAGAATGTCGCCTGGCCTGTATGTATTGTCATGAAATGTGTTCTCTGCACAAGGGGCTAATATAGCCAACGTCGATGAGGGCTTCTGTATATACGCATTCCCTACAGCCAACACTGTTGCAGCCCCCAACATGTCAAACTTCATGTCTTTCATGTTAGCCCCGCCTTTGATGCTAATGCCCCCACTATCAAATGTGACACCTTTCCCTATTAATGCTGTTATCTTATTTCCTCCTCCTAGCACTGTGTTGCCCATATAGGCCTTGTTTCCTCCCACTGCTCTCAACCCCACCAGCCCCTCATCTAAAGCTGCATGTATACTATGTTGAAACTTTCCCGCCAACACCTTAGGCGTCAGCACGTTAGGGGGCATCTGCCCCAGCTCAATTATTAGCTTCTTTCCTTTCTTTATATTTGTCATGTTGCTTCCCCCATTTATAATAAGAATACAGATGCAGAAATATATAAAGTATCCCCGTCACCACGATTCCGTATTGCTTTGATTGCACCCCTAGCGCTATGGTGATTGCCGTCACCGCTACGAACATCAGCCACCCATTCCTATTGTTGTGTGCCACTTGTATGGAGGCCACTATAGCCCCTATCGGGTAGATTATGTTCAGCACCTCATTAAGTGTCATTCTTGTCCTCCTCTTGAGATGCCAATAGTCTAAGATGCTCAGCTACATCAGCGTCAAACTCATCCCACCACGCCTCATCCTCTGCTGACATGGTGGTGCCATGCAGAGCTTCAAACTCTAGCTCTTCCTCTATCGTCCACTCTAAAAATTCCCTCTCTAACATATTGTTCTCCTATTTAGGTGAGTATAAGTGTTCTTCTAAATCTGCATCCCACTCAACCTCGTAAGTGTCTTCCGCCCACTCATCGAAAGCCTCTTGCCAGCTATGAGGAACGCTCTCTAATATATACAAAGCCGAGAATGTCTGCCCCATAATCTCCACGTCATCATATGTACGCTCTATTACTTGTTCAAATTCTTCTACCACCTCATCTAAATACATTCTTATTCTCCTTCGTCGTTGTTGTATGTCAAGGGCTCAAAGTCTGTGTACGCACTTCTTGCATCCACTCTAGCTTCTTCTCTTGTGTCAAAACCCCAAGTAGAAGATGTTAGTTCGTCACCATATTCGTCCAGAATCGCCCATTCCCAAAGCCCTTCCGATTCCCACAATTCAATTTTCATGTCATTCTCCTTCAATATGTATGTCTCTCTTTAAATATGGCACATACTTCTGTCAAAATCAACTTCCCACTCCAAATATTCAAACAATGTGTCTAAACTGCGCTGTGCGTGCCTAACCCCCATCCCGCTCTTTGCCGCATCTTTAGCCATCTTGTTTACATCCACTTCTACATGTTCCCCATTCATTCCCATGTTGTCCACTTCTACAAGCTTAGCAGGCAGCAATCTTTCTGTAATGAGAGTGACATAATCATCCTCAGAGAAAACATCAAGCTCAACTATCTTTGTTATACGCCCCAGCATCTCAGGAATGATGCCACTCTTCAGTAGCTCATCGTCCGTTATCGCCTTTGTAGCGAGAGCAGTGCTCTCTTCGCCCGTGAATCCCAGCACGTGCTTCTTGACGCGCTTCTTCTCTCTAGTCTCTGTAAACGCCCCGGCAAACACCCAACTCACTCTTGACATCTCATGCTTGTCATCAATGAGGGTGAGGAAGTTCGATTGAACGTGACTGTTCCACTTCCCGCTGCTCTCGAAAGAGTTGCCTAGTTTGTCAAACTCGTCTACAAAAACTACTAGCTGAGCTAAAACGCCTTCCCTGCTCTTGAACTTCGACCCTTGCTCTTTAACTAATGCATCAGCGTATGCTAATATGTTCTTTCGTAACGCAGTTTCTGTAATACCTGTGCTGTTTCCTGTAGGGTTTAGCTTAGTTGCGTCAACGTAGAAGTATGGAAAACCTAGCTCGTTTCTTAATGTCTCTACAAGAAACGTCTTACCTGTACCGCTTTCCCCCATCAGCAGCAGCTTCATTGGGGACGACAACTCTTTGCGTGACTTTCCATATGCATGTTCATCAACGTAGTTCCGTTGCGCTCTTACTACAAGAGTGATGAGCGCTTTCTTAGCTGCTTGATGTCCAAACACCTCTTTGTTCATAATCTCGAGCAATTGCGCATTGGTTTTCATATTGTTCCCCTTAAAACGCCTTTTCTACAATTTCTTCAAGTAGTTCAAGCTGTATAACTTTCGCTCTCAACGTAGCCTGAACCTGTTTGTGATTACTCTCGTCCAATGGTGTAGCTAACGCTGCATCTATCTCACCCTGTACTTTCACTAACATGTCACTCAATACCGACATAATTTTAGTTTGCATATTTCACTCCTGATTTTTTAATTGCAGTTCTAGTTTCTATTAATGCTGCTCTCACGAACGCTATCGCTGTCCTATCTCCCACATCATTCTCGTCCATATCCATCATCAACGCCTTTAACATGTGTAGTTTCATCAGAAGAGACATATCTTTCTCTCTGCTAATCAACATAAGCTTGTGTAATGTGTCCATTTCGTTCCCCTTTATTATGTATTGTTCTCTTATATTTTAATTATAGACCATCATACGGAAAAATGTTATTTATTTGTGTTCTTTACGCTTTTTTTACATTTGCGCTTGTGACAAGCACGTGCATTCTTTAAAGCTGCTTTCAATTCTATCGCTATTTTCTCTCTCACGCTTCTATTGTGATAAGAGACGGTGGCTTTAATCATAAAGAAACATGATGAGAACAGTCCAGTTGCGATTAGAATACGCCCCCAAGTGACACCATCCGCAATCATATCCCTCGCCACCCAAGCACAATCCGTAGCTAATGCTACAGTCGCTACAATACTCATCACTTCCAACAGCTCAGCTGCTGCGCTTTGATGTGCTCTTCGTCTGATGTTCATATCGTTCCTCGTAATTTGCTTTGTATTTACACTATAGACTATGCACATAAAAAAGAGGGCTTTCGCCCCCTCTTTACTCTTTATTTACGCTTTCATCAATACGAGGTAAGCTGCAACTGGAAGTAGTAATGAGAGCCCTATTAACACTTCATGTGTGCTCACTATCCCCGTCAACCACGCTTGTGTTCCTGCCACTATCACCGTACACCCTGCCACTGCCAATGCGTACACTATCGCTGTTTTCATGATATTCCCCTCAGATAATTTTAAATAACTTCTCCACGGCCTTTTTACTTCCTGTATTTTTAGTTAGACTGCTCACTTGCTCTTTTTCCCAAATGCAGTGAAAATCAGAGGGTGCCTCATACTCAGAAACAAAAACTCTATTGTTTTTTGATAGTTGACGCGCCCACTCCCAGAATTCGTCACTATCGAACCCATTTCTATACTTTGTAGTGCCCTTATACGGAGGGTCACAATACACTACACAATCGTGTAATTCTAAGGTTCTATAATCTTGAACCTCTAATAGAACTCCTTGTAGGAGTGTAGATTGCCTCATTGCGTCTCTATAACTTTCCGCAACATAATCTCTCTCACCCACCGAATCCCTGCGCCACCCTCCCCACCACTTTCCTCCATAGGACAAGCAATAGCCAGCATAAGAATGTAGTGGATGCAGGACATCTTTTTTAACTAACATATAATCACTTTCTGTAAATTCTAAGCTAGAGGAAGGTAGTATTTCCAGCCTGTCTCTAATCGTTTTAAGAGCATTAATCGTAGCTGGATGAGAATCAAACCCCTTCCTAGTGGTGTCTTTGCTTATCTGTTCAATACTGTTACCTCCACCTACAAACGGTTCAACGTAAACATCTCCACGTTTAAGCTGAAATAAAGGTATTAATTCTTTAATAATACGCTTTTTAGACCCCATATACTTCATGTTGTTCCTCCCGTCTGTGTTCGTGCTTATTTACCATCACCATACATTAAATCGTCCATTGCTTTCTTATCCTCTTCCCGCTCTGCTCTCAACCATGCTAAATTGTCTTGTTCCACCTTAGCGTATACTTTCACTGTAGGCTCCGATCTCACGTACACTTTCTTGGTTCTACATTCATCAATGATTGCTGCTAACACTCTAAGAGCAATCAGGCCACCCCAGAATATCACCATCCCATACACCCATAGTGTGAACAATGCATAGATGATTCCCATTTCGTTCTCCTTGTTTGTGTGTGTGTGTGCTTCTATATGTTAACTATAGCACACTCTCACAGAATGTGTGATGTCTTTACACATTTGTTACACAATCGTTACACCTCTCTTGTCATCTCCTTATCTCCTTATATGTATGCACCATCACGTGCACTGCCCAGAAACATGCACCCCCCTACCCTCCAAATGTACGTGTTTAACATCGTCATCCCCCTTATATACGTACCCTCAACCTCCCCACCCCTCAGGCACCTCAAGAAGAACGCAGCACCCCACGCACATGCAGCGTGACTACATAGGACACACACGTGCAGTGCTAGCGTGTGAATGTGTAGAAGATGTATGGGGGGCATGAATTATTATCTATATGGTAGGGGCGACCCCAAAGACGTGCGTTTGAGCCTCTCTGGCCGAGGTACCTGTGCACCATTTCTCATGTTTTTTACCTCTGTTTTTTGGGGGCTTTTGTTCCCTCAAGTGACCCTAAATCGTACTCCGTCAGAGGGATGGTACGATGGAGGACAAGCTATTGAATGTATTGTATTTTTAGGGGAGGACACTAAGTTGTGGAAAAGCGACATCGTACTGTATATATTCCGAGACACTATAGAGGCATTTTTTGGGGACAATATCCAGGTGGAAGGAGAGAGCGCAGCAAACTCCACTGTGGGGATTCTTTGGCGAATACTGTGAGCGCCCCAAAAACACCACGGCAATCTAGGGGGTCTGGGGCGAGAGGCTAGAAGGCAGGACGAAGCAGGGCGAGGACACTGGAAGGCATTATGTAGAGATGATCTATGGGGTAGCTTAGGTGTACTGGCGTTCGTTCAATAGGCGTGCTCTACAGAGGTCTCTAGGGAATACGCATTTATTTTCACCTAGGGGGGTTGACAGTAGGGGTACACTATGGGTATAATGCACTAAGGGTTTCATATTAAAACAACTTAAGGGAATTACTACTTAGTACTATATAGACTACTACTTAGTAATATCGTAGAGGTGCCCAGAAAAGTGGGTTGGTGTCAAGGGGCGGAATGTTAAAGTAGCGTAAAGAAGACAACGTCATAGTGAAATGCTTGACAGATGCATATTAGTATGCTATTATGTATTTAAGGAAAGTTCTAAGTAGCACATTTCAAGGGTAGAGTTTAGAGCATGCTTAACCGGCGTGCTACTAGACTCTTTCCTTGGCACCTCATCAGCAGGCAATAGCCAGATACGCTGACATGGCCTTATGGAGAGGTCTATATAAAACTCCGCGGTTTCGAGGTAACGCCCTATGTAGTTCATCTACGTTAAAAAACCTCACCTTCTTCCCCCTCCTAACTACCCTATCGCCTGTCAAGGTGACATTCTGGGTAGTTTCTATTTAGTAAAATAAAAAGTAGGCCTCTTAGTGAGGCCTTTTGTCGTCTATATTAAAGGAACCTTTATGCTACCCATCCTCACTACGTTGTTTTCTATGTTGTCTTCCATCCCGGGAACCCTTGGTAAATACTTCGAAACTAAAGCTACAATTGAGAAGATAAAGCTAGACACCCAGAAAGAGATAGCATTAACACAACTTAAAGCTGCGGCTGAGATGGGCATAGCAGAGACGAATAAAAGCAAGGCAGCGCTTGGAGCCACTTCCCCCACATTCAAATACTTCACTTTCTTTATGTGGTTTGGTCCTTTTATAATAGGCACTACATTCCCTAAGTATTCAGCAGACATATTCTTAAACCTAGGTAGCATGCCTGAATGGTATGTTCAAAGCTGTATGATTATTATGTTTACAGTTTGGGGAATTACAGTTAGTAAAGAAGCCATCGGTAATGTGTTTAGTAGTTTAGGTGGTTACTTTGGGTCTAAGCGTCATCACAAAGAAGTGATGGCTAAGATTGACCGTAAGGCTCTCTTCGATGACTTGAGAGACGTGATATTCAAACAGGGCATGACCCAGCTACAAGTGAAAGAGATAGAGCGGGCATTAGACGAACAAGGGGCATGACATAGGGAATAACATGGAACTAACAGACATTGTAAAGTATTCCATAGACCTCGTGATAATCCCTATTGGGGTTTTCATCTGGTGGGGATTCAACAAACACGTACTACGGATGGACGATATGCATAGGCGCCTCTCCGACAATGAGAGAGATATCGCAGTGATAGAAAATCAAATGCTAAACATTAAAGAAGACATATCAGAAATCAAATACGGCATTAACAATATGCTGGTGTTACTGAGGAAATAATATGACGGGTAGAGTGATAGAGGACGGAGTAGTTATAGAAGAAAAGGCTACAAAGGCTAAATACACTCCCGACATGTGTGACAAGATAATAGCCGTGGCTTCTAAAGGTGGACATATTCCTGCGATGATGATGGCAATAGGGGTCAAGAGTAAGGACACGTGGTATCGATGGATAAAGGACTACCCAGAGTTTAAAGAAGCTGTAGAGTTTGCTAAGATTAGTAACCAAGCGTTCATGGAAGACATAGGGATGCGTGCTATTGTAGGCACCATTCCTAACTTCAATTCTCCTACGTACGCTCTTGTAATGCACAACAAATTCAAGGAAGACTATAAGAGAGACACAGGAGGAGGTGACCGCGTAGAAGTAACCATCAACAACCTCAACCTTACGTCTGAAGAGATAAGTTTAAAGATAGCACAGAAGTTACAGAAGTTAAAAGGGCTAGGTGTAGACATTGGTCAACAAGAAGATTAACAGGAGAGAAGTATGATTATGAAATTAGTTGGTTTTATTAAGAAGTTGTTTAAAGCTGTAGATAGCTTGATTGCTAAATTGATAGGTAAAATTAAAGACCTATTAAAATGGTCATTTAAAGTTGTAGTGGGCTAACATAACTCGGAGAATACTTTGGTCAATAAAACAACGGCAGAGCTTCAAGAGCTATTAGAGTTGCTTGAGGCCAAAGAGTCCGAACTGCAATACAATAAAATGAACGCTATATTCCCTCTTACAGGACCTTACAGACTAGAGCTCTACCCCAAGCATGCAGCATTCTTATCAGCAGGCGCAGGACATCAGGAGAGAGCCTTCCTAGCAGCAAACAGAACAGGTAAAACACTCACGGGTGCATTCGAAATGGCATGTCACCTTACAGGCGCATACCCATCTTGGTGGAAGGGTAAGAAGTTTCTCAACGCCATAGACGCGTGGGCTGTAGGTGTAAGCAACCAAGCAACAAAAGAAATTCAACAATACGAACTACTAGGTGACATATCAGACCCCGGGTCAGGTATGGTTCCTAAGGCAAACATAGTTAGATTCACTAAGAAGCCCGGAGTTGCGGACGCTATAGAAACACTATACGTAAAGCATTCTTCAGGTGGGATTAGTAAAGTTACATTCAAGAGTTACGAGCAAGGACGGATATCGTTCCAGGGAACAAAGAAACAATGCGTGTGGCTCGATGAGGAACCTACTGACCAAGGCATATACACTGAGTGTTTGACAAGGTTAATGGACAAATTCAACCCCGGCATCATATATTGTACCTTCACCCCTTTATTTGGGCTCTCAGATGTGGTATTATCGTTTATACCGAACGGTTCTTTTCCAGCGGGAGGAACTACAGTTGAGAATCCCCAGAAGTTTGTAGTGAACGTAGACTGGAGCGAAGTACCTCACTTAGATGAAACACAAAAAGCCAACATATTAAAATCATATTCAGCACATGAAAGAGATGCTCGAAGCAAGGGTATTCCTTCGTTAGGTGCAGGTGCCATATACCCCTATTTAGAAGAAAACATCTCATGTGAGGCAAGAGACATTCCACCGTGGTGGCCTAAAGGCTTCGGCTTAGACACTGGATGGAGCAGAACCGCAGCCGTATGGGGGGCACGTGACCCTGACAGCGGCATCATGTACATCTATTCAGAACACTATGCCTCAGAATCTCACCCTGCCATTCACGCCTCTGCTATTAAAGCACGCGGTAATTGGATTATGGGAGCAGCAGACCCTGCGGGCGCTAACCAGAGCGACGGCAAGAAGATATTTGACTTGTATGTACAAGAAGGGCTAGACATTGTTAAAGCAGAGAAGGCCGACAGGGAAGGTGGTATATTGAAAGTTGGTCAAATGTTTGAAAGTGGACAGCTTAAGATATTTAGTACATGTAAGAACATATTAAATGAACTACGGCTCTATAGACGAGACGAGAAAGGCACTATTATTAAAAGAAACGACCATGCTTTAGATGCATTACGTTACTTATGTACCACAGGCATGCAATACATGCAGGTGGAACCTGATGGAAGAGGTGGAGAATCCTCCTCTAATGATTCAAGAGATGAATACACAGGATATTAAACATGAAGAATGACAAATTAGATATTGATAAGTTGAAGAACAGTAAGAATATAGCTATGTTGTTGTCTGACGAGAAGCTTTTTGAGATTGGACAAGACGTCGTTAAAGGGTATGTGATAGATGAAGAGAGCCGTAAAGAGTGGAAGGACACTGTAGATCAAGCGATGGACATTGCTAAACAGGTGATGGAAACTAAGAGTTTTCCCTGGACTAATGCTTCTAACATCAAGTTTCCTCTCATCACTCAAGCGTCTATTGACTATGCTTCCAGGACGCTCCCAGAAGTGATACAGAACGACAAGATTGTTAAGGCCACTGTGGTCGGAAACGATCCTGATAACAAGAAGTATGAGCGTGCTATGCGTGTTAGTGCTTACATGTCATACCAGCTTACAACAGAGAGTCCTGATTGGATTGAGGGCACTGATACTTTGTTACAAATATTGCCAGTGCTGGGTACAGTGTTTAAGAAGACATACTATTCTCCCATTGAGAAGCGTTGCATGTCTGAGTTGTGTGTTCCAGATAAGATTGTGATAAATTACGGAGCCCAAAGCTTAGAAAGTGCACGCCGTATAACCCATATCATCACTTTATATTCTAATGATGTTATTGAACGCCAACGCGCAGGCATCTTCTTAGAAGAAGACGAACACGGAAAAGAAATAAACCTTGAACTGCTCAAAAGTCCTGATAATGTCTATGGAGACAATGACAGCCCTCTAAACTTCTTAGAGCAATGCTGCTACCTAGACCTAGATGACGATGGTTATAAAGAACCGTATGTTGTTACAGTGCATAAAGAGAGTGGTAGGGTTTTTCGCATACTAAATAGATTTGATGTGATAGAGAAGTCAAACACCGGGGCGATACGGAAGATTAGTGCAGAGCAATACTACACTGATTTCCATTTTATACGTAGCCCTGACGGTGGGTTCTATTCAATGGGCTTCGGAAGCTTGCTTCTTCCCATCAATAAAGCCATTAATACACTCATCAATCAGCTAATTGATAGTGGAACCTTGAACAACACTCAAGGCGGCATCATTGGAAGAGGACTAAGGCTTAAAAACAACGAGTTGAAGTTCAAAATGGGGCAATGGCAGGTATTGGAAGGCGCAGGAAGCGATGACGTAAGCAAGAGTATATTCCCGTGGCCTACCAAAGAGCCCTCTCAGACGCTGTTTAGCCTTCTTAGCTTGCTTATGCAAGTGGGACGAGATCTATCTTCCACCTCTGATGTACTAAGTGGCAACCAAAACGCCACAAACGTCTCCAACGGTGCGATTAGCCAATTGGTGGAGCAAGGTACTAAGGTGTTTGTTGCTATTAACAAGCGACTCTACAGAAGCCTTAGGAAGGAATACCAGAAAATATACAAACATAATAGGCAATGGGTGACGCAGAAGCAATACATGGCGATATTAGACGATAAAGAGGCTGATGTTAAGGCTGATTTTGCTGATGATAATATGGACGTGTGCCCTGTAGCTGACCCTTCTATTAGCACTGAGACACAAAGGATACAAAGAGCCGGAATTGTGAGCACTTTACGTACAGCAGACCCTAGAGAGGCCGATAGACTTCTTCTACAGAGTATGCAGATTGATAAAGACCTAATTGACCGTCTATTGCCTCCTCCTGACCCTAATGCACCCCCTCCTCCTGAGGCGCTGAAGATGCAGGCAGACATAGAATTCTCTAAAGCAGAAATCGCTAAGATGACAGCTGAGGCCACGTTGGCAGCAGAGAAACTTAGATATGAGAGCGCTAAGGTTGAACAAGATATTAAGGAAAGTGACGCTCGCATAAATGAAGCAGTGGCCAGAGTGTGGAAAATGCAACAAGACGCAGCTCACAACCTCAGAAAAGACCAGATAGACGCACAGGCTACGGAAAGCAATCTAGCACAAGCCGCAGCAACGTTGTCACACAAAGTGCAAATGGACAATATAGATGCTCAGCTTAAAGTGTCAGAAAGTGAGATGAAGAAGAGAATAGAAACATTCCCTGACGGCGGTGACGGAGGTAGTTAATTGAAAGTTAATAGAGCTGATTTTTTACAGTGGAGAAAAGACGCTGTAACGAAAGAGGTGTTCGACGTGTTCGGTGAAATGGCTATAGCGGTGATGGAAGAGATGTTGTCTCCTACCCTCATCTCCAGCCCCACTGGACAACTGAGGTTGAACGAACTAATGGGCTATAGAAACGCCCTAAACGAAGTGATAAACTTTGAAATCATAGAAGATGAGGAAACATTATTATGACACGTAACGTGAAGGCACCTGGGTATAGAGTGTTGGTGAGACTTAAACCAATCGATGAAGCCAAAGAAGTGAAAAGTGGCGGTGGCATCATTATGGAAATTAAGACAAAGAACGGCGCAGAGCAAGAACAACAAGGGATGAGGGAAGCATACATTATAGATATTGGACCTTCTGCGTTTAAGATGAAATCCACTGGCGATAAAACTCCGTGGTGTAAAGTTGGGGATTGTGTAATGATACATAAGTTTTCCGGCACTCTAATTAGTGACATGAGAGATGAATTCACATATCGTATGATATTGGACATGGACATTGAAGCTGTATTCCCAGACGAAGGAATTGAATTATGAGCGAAGAAATTATGAATGATGCAGTGGAGGTTAACGAAGTAGTTAAGCTAGCTGCAGAGTATGGTTGGAAGCCAGAGGGTAAGAAAAGCGCCCAAGAGTATATTAAGTTTGCTCTTGAGAAGCTTCCAGAGAGAGGCGAAGCCCTTTCCGCTCAGAACAAAGCTTTAGATGCAAAGGAAGGCGAACTCTCTAAAATGAAAGCCACATTAGAAGAGCTCAGCGGCCACATGAAGAAACAAAAGGAGCAGGCATACAACGAAGCAATGACTTCTTTTAAAGAGCAGAAGCGACAAGCTATATTAAACGGTGACGTAGATACAGTGGAAGCTTTAGAAGCCAGCATGTCACCTGTAGCAGAAGTAAACAATGAAGCCCCCGCCTACATTCAAGAGTTTGAAGAGCGTAACAATGCGTGGTTGAACGGAGATAGCTACGAAGAGCTTGAAATGCAGGATTGGGTGGATAGACATGGAGCATTGCTTGGTAAGAAGCGCCTTCCTCCCGAGGAGCACATGAAACGACTTGAACAAGACGTACATAAGAAGTTTTCAGCTTATTTTGAAGCAGTAGAGAACGAAGACGTACATCATGCCTCTGTAGAGAGTGCTGGAGGTAGTCGGGTGAGTGGTGTCAAAAGCAATAACAAGACATACACCTTCGCCAATCTTTCTGACACTCAAAAGCAAGTGGCAAAGTATTTGAATGATAGTGGTCACATGAAAATCGAAGACTACATCAAAGAACTCGTATCTCATGGAGACTTAAAATGACAGAATCAAAAGCTAGAGAAGACATAGCAGATAGAAAACGACCTGTGAGTAGAGAAGCAGACAGAAAGGCAAGAGTACCCTTGCATTTACAACAAACTCTATCGTATTTTGATAGGGAGCCAGGATTTACATATCGGTTTGTTAACGATAATCATGGGCGCATTAGTAATTTCCTTAAAGCTGGATGGGAAATCGTGGAAGGAGACTCCTCGAGTACATTCTCCGGCAAAGGACGAGAAGTAGAAACACAGAAGAGTAGTCAAGTGTGGCGAACAGTTAATAGAGGCACAGATGCTTCAACTAGAGATGCCGTTTTGATGAAAATACCAACCGAGTTGTATGAAGAAGATCAGACAGCGAAGGTTAGCCAAGTGGCAGCAAATGAGGCTCGACTAGACCCTGATGGAAAATTAAAATCAGCACGTAGGTTTGGGTCTGCCGGAAGTAAACATTAATTATATCAAAGGAAAATTAACAAATGCCAAATATTGATGCTCCACGGGGTTTTATCCCCGTAGTTCTTAACGATTGTGATGTCCACATGTATTACAAAGCCGCTGCCGTAGTTCTAGGCGTTGGTGACCCTGTAGTACGTGCTGCCAACTCATCTGACCCCCTCGGCTACCCTATGGTGACTCGTGCTACCACTGGCGCTGCAATCTCTGGTGTCGTTGTAGCAATACTACCTAGCGTCTCTGCAACCTCTCAGCGCTCCACTAAACATTTGGCGTCTGGCGACACCGGTTATGTATTGGTTGCTGACTCTCCTAATCAACTGTTTAAAGTTCAAGATAACGGCGGAGCTTCTGGCCTCATCGTTACACAAATTGGTGAGAGCATAGACAGTGTTGCTGCTATCAATGCTAACACTACCACTGGTGTTTCTAACTACGAACTAGACACTGAAGCAGTGGCTGCTGATAATACATGGAGTTTGGTGAGCAAAGACAATCGCCCTGGAAACACTGTAGGCGCTAACTGTATTTGGATTGTTAAAGCCAACTTGCATACAGAAGCAAACGCCTCAGCCACTAATATCGCCAACATCTAATAACAAGGAATATAAATAATGTCTGTAATAACAAGAGGTAGTATTCTTGAAGCGTTGCGCCCCGGTGTTCACAAGTTTTACGGCTTGGGCTACAACCGCTACGAAGACGAATACAAACAAATATTTGACGTAATGCAAAGCTCTCTTAACTACGAACGTGACGTAAACATGTATGGTTTCGCTATGGCTGGTGTTAAGAACGAAGGCACTTCTGTTGAATACGATACAATGGGTGAAAGCTTCGCATACAACTACGTACACATTCCTTATGCTCGTGCATTCTCCATTACGCATGAAGCTATGATGGATGGCCAGTACATGAAACATGCTGAAGTTGGTAGTCGTGAAATGGGTATTTCAATGCGTGAAACCAAAGAAACCATAGCAGCTAACATTCTCAACTTGGCTTTCTCTAACACTGTAACCTACGCCGATGGCCTTGAGCTTTGCTCTACAGCCTCCCTGCTGGGTGGTGGCGGCACGTTCTCTAACAAGCTGGCTGTAGATGCTGACTTGTCTGAAGCGTCTCTTGAGCAAGCTATAATTGACATTGGTAACTTCGTCTCTGACCGTAACCTGAAATCTAAAGTTATGGCTCGCAGAATTATCGCCCCAATTCAGTTGCAATTTGAATGTGCTCGTATATTGAAATCTGACTTGCGCGTATCTTCCGCAGAGAATGACATCAACGCAATCAAGCAAGGCATGTACATCCCTGAAGGCGCCACTATCAACCACTACTTGACAGATGCTGATGCTTGGTTTATCAAAACTGACAAACCACAAGGCTTGCAACATTTCGTACGTGAACCTGTCAAAATTGACATGGACACTGAATTTAACACTGACAACCTGTTGGTTAAATTCTACGAACGTTACAGCTTTGGTTGCACAGACAAACGCGGTATTTATGGCTCTGCTGGAGCATAAGTAACACACCAATTATATTGGCGTTACATTTTAGAGAGGGGGGCATCTGCCTTCTTCTCTTCCTTGTCTTAAGCAAGGGTTAACTCTTTTTAAGGAATAAATATGGGAATGTCAAATTTTCCAAATGGTTTTTCAAGCGGTGTTATGATTAGAGGAGTTCCTCTCACTCTAGCACATCCAGGTAGTGTGTTCTGGGTGGGAAATTCCACTGTTCTGCCTGATAGGGGCATAGGTGGTAGTAATGGTAATGACGGTAGCTATCTTGCACCTTTCGCTACGATAGACTATGCCGTAGGTAGATGTAAAGCAGGTCGTGGTGATATAATCATGGTTAAGCCTGGTCATATTGAAACTGTTGCAGCTGCTGCCGGGTTGGCTGTAGACGTAGCCGGTGTAGCCGTTGTAGGATTGGGTTCTGGTTCATTGCGCCCCACCATCAACCTCACTGCCACTGCATCAACGATAACTTTCTCTGCTGCAAACTGCTCCATGATTAACTGCCTAATCACTGGTGGAATCGATGCTGTAGTTAGCTGTGTTGTAGTTAGTGCTGCCGATGTAACATTCGATAGAGTGGAGGTTAGAGACGTAACTGGTGAAATGACACTAGGAATCCTAACTACAGCCGGTGCTGCTCGCTTGAAAGTGTTGAATCACATTCACCGAGGTGCTTCTGCTGTAGGCTCTGTGGCCGCGATAGCAATCGTAGGCGGAGATGGTATTGAAATCACTGCATCTTTGCTGGATGGTAACTTTAGTACAGGCATCATTGATGTTCGTACCACTGCCACCACCAACTTGCATGTTCACTCAATCCTACGCGCATTCAACCGCAACTCTAGTGACATAATTGTCGTAGACACCATTACAGCGTCTACAGGACAAGTGGGACCGAACATCAGCGCTCGATTGGCAGATAATGCTGCAAACATAACAGAAGCCTTTACGGGTGCCACGTTTGTTTACATGCAGCCTTTGAATCTTGTCAACTTAGCTGGTGAAAGTTCAATGTTCTCTAACATAACTGCTTCTACAGACGCGTAACATCCTACATAACGAGAGGGAAGGAATTCCCTCGAGTTATTCTAATGTGTTCTCCAAGAGAGTACATTATAATAACCTAATGGAGACTCTAGTGGCTAACACAATAACAAACAAAAGAATTATTTCAGGAACAAAGCGTGTAATACAATACATTTCTATAGCTAGTGATGGTACAGAAGAAACAGATTTAGTGGTTTATGATAGTAGTGCAGTGGCTACAGAGATTGGGAAAGTGGATAGTTTAATGTGCACCATCTTGTCTATAACGTACAGTACCTCTTCAGTGTTGGGAATTAATAAGCTTGAGTGGGATGGTACAACAGACGTATTAGCGTGGAGTCTTCCCTTAGCTGCAGGCACAGGGATATTTGATTTCACTAAATTTGGTGGACTAAAGAACACAGCAGGTGCAGGTATTACAGGGGATGTCCTTCTCACAACCACTGGATTGGTGGCTGGGGATGTAGTGAGCCTGATTATAGAACTGATGCCCTACTGAGGAGATGTAAATGGTTAGCTTGACACGCAAGAGTAGAAGCGATAGACGTGTAATTTGTGACATATGCGGTCAAGCCTATCGCCTGTCTGAAATGACTAAAATAACAGATAAGTATAACAGACACTTCGGGATGCTGGTTTGTCCTTTCGATAGGGATGCCACCAACCCTCACGATGTTCCTTTTACAGTGAAAGACGTCATATTATCATCGCCGAAGATGGTGAGAGACAGACCTCCTATATTGTTTGACGTAAATGCCCTTGATGATAGGGTGCCTGGAAAGCCAAAGAACGGTATGGCACAGCGAGACAGTTTAACAGGAAATATAATAAACAGGTGGGAAGGTCCTACGGACACGGGAAGCAGTGGTATTCTAGGGTATAGAGTGCAGAGAGCGAGCCCTCAAGGAGGCTTCTACGACACGTTGGAGGACAACACGGGCTACGGTAGTGGTTTCTATTTAGACGCCTCAGGAAGCTTGTCTGGAAGTTATTCGTACAAGGTGGCAGCTATAAATAGCTTCGGGGTAGGAGCCTATTCTGAAGAATGGTTGTTTCCTCCGTCTCCCTCTGCTCCTGAACTTCCCTATCTCATCATGGGTCAAGAAGACTCCTTCATTCTCACTGGAGACGGTGATTACCTTCTAGTGTCAAACCTATAAACTTAAGGAACCTTTTATATGGCAACAAAAAAGATTAGTGAGATAACAAGCTTAGGAAGCCTGGCAGACGGGGATGTGATATTAGGGGAACGTGTATCAAATGTCACTTCAACCTTCATATTCAACGGTATTGTAAGAGATGCAGATTTTACAGTGGACGGTATGATGTGCCGTACCGCTGCAAACGTATATAACACACGTGTCATGACAGGCACCAGCAACACTATAGACGTGGCTGATGGAGATGGTATTTCGGGCAACCCAACATTCACTATATCGGCTACGTACGCAGGGGGCACTTCAATAGCGTCTCTCGGTACGGTGACAGTGGGAACGTGGAGTGCTGACGCCATAGCACTAAACAAAATAACAGCCCTTACAGCTAGTAGGGCGGTGGTTAGTGATGCAAGTGGGTTTTTAGCCTCTGCTGCCACCACTGCTACAGAACTTGGGTATGTTAATGGCGTGACGTCTGCTATTCAGACACAAATTAATGCAATTAATTCCTCTGCGACCCAAACACTCACCAATAAGAGTATAGATTCTGATACGAACGTAATAACGAACATTGTGGATGCAGACATAAAGGCATCTGCTGCAATTGCCGTTAGCAAGCTTGCTGCAACAACAGCATCTAGGGCATTGGTTAGTGATGGAAGTGGATTTGTCTCAGCAGCCACGACTACCTCCTCAGAGATTGGGTTTGTTAATGGAGTGACATCTGCTATTCAGACACAGCTTAACACTAAAATAACCACCTCATCCACTGACGTGTTAACGAATAAGAGCATAGACGCCGATACGAACACTATAACAAACATAGAAAACGCTGATATTAAAGCTGCTGCTGCGATTGCTGTTAACAAGCTTGCTGCATTGACGGCTAGTAGAGCAGTGGTTAGTGATGGAAGTGGGTTTTTAGCTTCTTCTGCAACGACAGCTACGGAGATTGGGTATGTTAATGGAGTGACATCTTCAATACAGACACAGCTCGACACTATTGCTTCCTCTGGGGTTCCAGATGGAGACAAAGGCGATGTCTCCGTAACCGCCTCAGGGCTCACGTGGACAATCGACCCTGCTGTTGTGACATACGCTAAGATACAGAACGTAAGCGCTACAGACAAGCTATTAGGACGCAGCACTGCCGGAGCAGGCGTTACGGAAGAAATCACTTGCACCTCGTTTGGACGTGACCTCTTAGATGATGCTAGTGTGAGCGCTCAGCGTATTACATTAGGACTCGATGAAGGCACTTGGACACCTGCATTGACATTCACCACTCCTGGAGACGTAAGTGTTTCCTATACCGTACAGACAGGTCAATATCAGAGGTGGGGGGCAAGAGTGCATTGCACGTTCTCTTTGACGTTCACCCTAACCCACACTACAGCATCCGGCTCAATTAACATAACAGGGTTTCCATTCACTGCAGCAGCTTCTAACGCGAATCCTGCATTTTTGTATACATCTAACGTAACGTTGCCTGCGTCCAGAACTGTGGTTTCAGTTAACGTTTCTGCAGCCGATAGTGTGGCAACATTAATCGCCCTAGGGACAGCCACCACAGCCTCCACGCTAAGTACTACGGCAATTCCCACTGGCGCCACTACCTACACTATACGCTCTACTGTCACGTATCAAATATAAGAGGAAATAAACATGCTTACAGAAGAAATCTTAAAACCTATATTATCAGAAGTTAATCTTAACACAGGTAGCGTGAGCGTTGCCCTCGATGTATTGATTAAGAGAAACGGGGAGGTTATAAGCAGTGGTCGAGATAGAAGGGCTTTTAATGTAGGAGAACTTGAGCAATATAAGGAATACGTAGGTTACTCAGAAGGCTTGGACATTACGTTTCTGTCTGCATTATGGGCTAGCTTTCCAAAAGGTGAGGTGGCTTAATGACAACTACATTTACACAAACACGCAATTCCCTAATCACCGACTCCTTGCATCTACTGGGGGTTTATGGTGTCGGGCGTACGGTTAGTAGTGAGGACATGTCAATTGGTGTTAGCGCTCTGAGTAAGATGGTGAAGGCATGGGGGGCGAAAGGGCTTCATTTGTGGGCTAAGCAAGAAGCTGTGCTGTTTCTCACCAAAGGAACATCTCAATATAGTTTGACAACAAGCAAGGCTGTAGACGCCGATGCTCTCGTCTCTACTACATTGTCCGCTGCCGAAGCTGCTGCTCAGACAACACTCTCCATCGCTTCCACCACTGGAATGACAATTGGGGATAATGTAGGGATTGTGCTGGACGATGACACGATACATTGGTCTACAATCTCAACTCTCTCCCCCTTCGTAATCGTGAGCGCGCTGCCTTCTGCTGCATCTTCTGCAAATGTGGTGTATACGTACACCTCAGGCGTTAGCAAGCCCCTGAACGTCTTACAATGCCGTTTACGCAATGCTAGCGGCCTAGACATCCCTATGGGGCAGATTGACTATCAAGATTATTACGAAATTGGACGTAAAACAAACACTGGACTACCGAATCAATGGCATTACATTCCTAAGACAGTGACGGGCACTATGTCTATTTGGCCGTCTCCTTCGTTAGGAACGGACAGGGTGATGTTTACATATGAGCGCATTAACAACGACATCTCGACAGCAAACGCTGATTTTGACTTCCCTGCGGAGTGGTTAGAGGCCTTAACGTGGCAGCTGGCTGTTAGACTCTCTCCTGCCTTCGGGAAAGGCTCAAAGGGTGCTTCGTTGCTTCCTATCGCATCCTCTATGTTAGCAGATTTACAGGATTGGGATAGAGACATCAGTGATTTAGAAGTGAGTCCGGACATAGAGGGGTATTGACATTATGGATATAAACGTAGCAGGGGGTGCATACCTTCACATTTCCCAAGATGCTAACTTTCAGCGTTGTGTAAATATGTTCACAGTGGGATCTGGGGAGGGGGGCAGAGGGGGCTCTGAGGGTAAACAAGGTCAAGTGTTGCTTCCAACAGCAGGCCTTACATTATTGACAGACAAGGGATTGGGCAAATGCCGGGGAATGAAAACTGTAGGGGCATACACTTACGCAGTGATGGGAAATACAGTTTTTAGGCTTTCTATAAATGCTACCACTCTTGTTGTCACCTCCGTCACGTTAGGCACTTTAACCACTTCCACGGGGGAAGTGAACATCTCAGCAAACCCCACGCAGGTTATATTTGTTGACGGCACTGTATCAGCGTACACATACACGCTAGCAACCACTACATTTGCAGTTATGTCGGACGCAGATTTCCCCATCGCCAATTATGTAGCGTTCTTAAACGGATATACAATAGTTAATGTAGCCTCCACAGGTAAGTTTCAAGTTAGTAGCTTGAATGACAGTAGGGCATGGGACGCTACAGACATTGCCACTGCCGAGAGTAATACGGACAATATAGTGGGCTTTGGGGTGGCTAAGGGAGAACTTTGGATTTTTGGAAGTGCAAGTACAGAGATTTGGTATGACGCAGCGAACGCTTCAGGGATGCCACTCTCTCCTCGTACAGGATTGGAGCTGCAAATTGGATGTGGGGCTTCTGCTTCAATCACGCAGCTTGATGACTTGCTCATTTGGCTAGATAATAGGGGCTTCATAGTTCAGAGTGATGTTGCACCCTTTGTACGTAATAACAACTCCGGGTATACGCTTAAAATTATCTCCACTGAAGCCATCACCAGTCAGATTCTGGGATACT